ACGTTGTTGTCGTTGGCATGGTTCATTCAGACACCAGGCGATAGGCAACAATGTCTCGATCCAACTGTTGGTGATGCCACAAATGCCAAGTGCACTCACCCGACTTCACATTCTTCACAATATCCCCAGAACGCAGCCTGACATCAATTACCGTGTCAGCTGCGCATGGGTTGCGGTCGTCCATGAATTCAATCCACCCGTTCTCATGCTCCATTTTTGAGCTTTCCCTTCAAAATTGCTGTGAATTTTCGTTCTAACGATTGCATCTCTGAGATGTATTCCGGAGCATCCGCGTTGATGTCGTGGTGCGTTACGCTCATTGCTGCTTCTGCCAGTCGCCGAACATTTTCCTGGAACCTTCCTTTTGGTTCACGTAATTCGTCCTTGCCCATCAAAACGGTGCCTCCCTCAACGAATCCCGAACCCCGCGAGCACAACCCTCCCACGCCGCCTTCACGATCATGCGTCGGTTGAGGTCGTCCATCAGCGAGAGGTCGTAGAGTCCAATGGTCTCAAGATACTCGCCGACCGCATCGACGCCGGCATCCAGAGCTTTGATTTCGTAAAGCGATAGCCTATCCAATTTCGTAAGGTCTCCTGTTGCGACGATGCATGGTTTGCAGAGGTAGCCCGCATCGATCATGCGGCCGCGGGCATCCAGAGTGGCCCGCCCTACCCCGAAGGCCAGCATGCCGCAGGCCTTGCAGGTAGTCGGCGCGCCATTAGCATCCGCCGTCGGCGTGATCGGCAGCAGCGGTGCGGCCAGGCGCTGTTTGATGTTGGGGATTGGGGGCATTAGGCGGCTCGTGCGTGGTTGGAGAATAAGTCGTTGTCACTGGCCGGTGAATTGTCGTTGGCTGGGGTGGCACCAGCTTGCGCAGGAGCGGACGGCGCAGCATCAGGCGCAGAAACCGCGCCAATCGCCCATGCAATCCGCGCGACTGCGATCGGCATGTACTCAGCCTCACGCTCGACGCCGACGAATTGAAATCCTTCCAAGACCGCTGCCTTGCCGGTGCTGCCCGATCCCATGAACGGATCCAGTACGATGCCGCCGGGAGGTGTGACCAGCCGGCAGAGGTATTGCATCAGGGTTGTTGGCTTGACGGTCGGGTGGATGTTGGCGCGTGGCGCGGGCTTGTAGCCCTCGTCTCTTCTGATGATGTGCTGGCCGCTATTCTCGCTGACCATGCCGCCGTTTACTTTTGGCAGGTGTTCAAGCCCTGCATCGCGGTCGGCGCGGCTGGCCTTTGCGCAATAAAAGAAGCGGGAGGCCGAACCAGAGTCGCCATATGTGTCGGCCTTAGCCGCGTCGCCGCCGTAGACGCCGAACACGACAGAACCCGGCACGTCTTGAGCAGCGCGCACCGTTCCGGCTTTCATCATCCCGCTCTTTGTATCGGGAAAAGCAGAAACCACCTCGTTGCTGCCGTCGTGTATGACGTTGGCGGGCCAGCGGCCTAGACCAATGGTGCGTGCTGCGCATTCGGCGCCAGTTTCGTTCATGCGGTACCCGTCGTGGCTGTGCTTTGATGGGTCGAACCTTGTTGGTTCCGGGGTACCACCAACCCGGCACCCATCCACATTGATCGCCCCGCAACCATGTTCAGCAAGGTTCGCCGCAACCGTCCCAATCAACGGCTTGCGGGCCAAAGCAATAGGCTCCCACGCAGGCTTTAGCGCGGTACCCCAACCTTCCCAGTCGCCGTGCTGGTTGTGTGATTTCGGAAAGCCAGAGCCGTAAAGCCAACCGAGTTGATCGCGGATTTCAAAGCCTGCATCCTCAATGGCCACGGCCATGCGGTGATAGGTGCGCGTACCCGAGAACGCGACGGCATGACCACCAGGCTTGAGAACCCGCAACACTTCCGCCCAGAACTCCTCGCTGAACGCGACTTCGCCGGTATCCCATGACTTGCCCATGAAACCCGCCGAAGCGCGCTGGTAAGCCTCGTTGCCCTTGGCTGGTGCGCTCCCCGGCTTCCCGAACCGCTTCACGATCGAAACGAGAGCATACGGCGGATCCGTCACCACGCTGTCGATGGAATTGTCAGGCAGGCCGTGCAACACATCACGGCAATCGTCGGCGAACAGTCTGACCCGACCGTCGTGCATCATTATTGGCTCGCTCATCGCGGCGCATCTCCTCTGTGGTGGTGTGGTGTCCGTTGTCCTGGGACAGAGGACGCGCGTGGTTAGGGCGCGTCCGGAGATTGGGTAGAATTATTGGTCAGCTAGACCCCCCGCCTTCGCTGGTGAGGTAGGTTTCGACAAGACGGTAAGGACGAGGAGTACCTTCCGGCGCGACGATCTTCATAACTTGGATCATTCTGAAATCTTTCACGCCGCCCTCCCCGCCGCGGCAACCTTGTCATCCCAAACCCGGAACCCAGGAATTTCTCGAACACCGGCACGCGCCGCTTCAGAGGCCATTTCCTGAACCATGTCGGTGAAGCGGCGCGGGTCTTTCGAGAACGCCCAGTCCAGACGCTTCTCTTCGCTACCGTCTTCGGTCAGAGGGGTTGCGGTCCACACAGTCCTGAGTCCAGTCCCCGTGGTCGCAGACCGCTCGGCCCGCGCCGCAACCTTCTCCAGCGACTTCGCATGCGCCAGCTGCTCTTCAGCCTCGACACGCGCACTAAGGTTGCCGCTGGACGCCCGTATGGCTTCCTGCGCAGCCAGTGCCGCGGCAGCAGCTTCCGCGCGCTTGGCGGCAGCTGCTGCTTCCTTCTTGGCGGCTACGGCCGCGCGCCAGACACCAAGGATCTTGCCGAGCTCGGACTTGCCGACATCAACTAGGCCCTTCTTCGGCTGGATGAATTTGTTAAACTTCAACTGAATCGCGGCGATCTGGTCGTCGAGCGGCTTCTTCTCGGCGACGCGCAGCTCATCGGCTTTCTTGCCGAGGGCATGCAGCCCGTCGTAGAGCTCGGTGATCACGGCAGCCATTTCCTCGGACTCGATGGGGTCGCCGTCACAAAAATTGACGGCTTCGTCGAAGAGATCTTGGATCTGGGTGAAGAGGTCGGCGGATGGGTCTACCTCGTCGAGAGGCGGGCCGCCGTTGTGGCCTGGCTGTGCGGCGGTCATGCTGCGGCTCCTACGATGCGGTAGGCAACGATGTCGCAATCTTCGCCGTCATGCAGCCAGTTGCTGTGCGTGGCGGATGTATCGCCAGCCCAAAAGCCGACAGACATCGGTAGATGAACGAAGCCACTGCGCACCTTGACTTCGACTATCTCCCTTGGCGCAAGCGGCCCGTGACCGTCCTTGCCGTCCCATTCAATCCAGTCCGCCGCTTCGGTAGTTGCGGCACTCTCTTGTCTTCTGCTCATCATAGTCTCCTCTACGATTGTGGTGGGTGGTCGCGCTGGTCAGGCGCTGGTGGGTGGTTCGTACTTTGGATGATATTGGGCAACGTCGGGCCGCGTATCGATCGCGGCTTCCGCGTCTTCTTTCGAAAGACCGAGTGCGACGCGAATGCGGCGGATCCACTCAATCCTGTCGCCGACCGCATCCCGCGCG